TTCAGCTTCTACCTCATCCTTTAATTCTTGTTGAAACGTTGTATTTAATTTTTCTACAATAGCGTCAAGATCTCTAACCTGTGCCTCTGCTGTTCCCAAATCATATTGTTCACTTGGTCTTGTTAATACTTGTACTATCTTTGCCATTATCTTCTTCCGTCTGGTTGTATGTCTAACCTAAAAGTTCCGAGTCTCCAACTTTGACTAGCAGCTGTATTTTCTATTTTTAACGCAACTGCTCTTGCTCTAGCACGCGTATCTACTTTTGTTGTTGAACTTGTAATATCAAAAGGTCCCAATGAAGAACTAGCTTGTGCGTTGTTTGGAAAATCTCTTAGTTCTAAAGTTACTCTAGTTGTCCCTGTTTGAGATATAAAATCTGGAACAAATCTTCTTATCTTCATTATAAACTCTCCATCTCCTCTAAGATCAGCTACACCAGTTGATTGTCCAGTAATGCCTCTTCTTTGACTTATATCAAAATCTCCAGAGGATATGTTTGCAAGCACAGCTGTTGTAGTTCCTCCTCTAACTTGATCAGTTCCTGTCTCATGTTCGTAGTAAAATGTTATGCCATCTGTGTTACCCACAACATCAAAAGATGTATCTGTATCTGCATCGTATTCAGTTGCATGTGGAGTTCCAAATACTGCTGAATCTTCCCACATTGTTCTTGATAAAGTTCCGTTTGTCCAAACAGGTCTTTGTGGAGAAGAGTCAAAATAATTATATGCAACCATTCTATTTACAACTGATGATGTGGATGTAGGATAAAACCACATAACCTCTCCAAATAAATTATTTAATCCAGCGGATACCATTTGATTACCAGATTCTAAATTTATATCATCGTATACAAAATCTTCTACCAAACATGGTAGTGATTCTAATTTACCAGCATATCTAAAAAAACCATTTTCTGACATCCAGTATGCAGAACCATCAACCTCTACACATGCATTTTGTCCAACAAGTCCACAGTTTGTGCCCACTTGTGAAAAAGCAAATGTAAATGGTTGACCAACAAAACGTTGTGTGAATAATGATGTATCAGTCCAAACATAAATTGCATCTCTACCACGAATGGCTCCGATGATTCGTGATCCATCGGCCAGTCTTTGTGTACCAGCTGTATTGGTTGCTGTGGGTGTATACGTATTTATATCTTCTTGATCAGAGAATCTTATAAACATATCATCTTGTGTAGATGTATCTCCAATGGTTGTTTCTGTTCCAAAGAATACTAAGTGCCTATCTGGTGTAGATACTAACATGTGTCTTGATGCAGTGGGTGCACCGGTTATAATCGCTGCTCTTGTAGTCGTTGCATTTGATAAACTAGAATCCCAAGAAAAAACACTACCATTGTGAATTAAACAAATAGCCTTATCACCAAAATTATCTATTGACCACATACCAGGTTCTATAACTAAATCCCCTGATGCAGCTTCACCCCATGCAACAAAATCAGTTGAGTTTGTAACTGTTGCACCATCACTATGAGATGCTGCTGTTGTGTTTCTAACTTCTCTAGTTACTCCTGTTAATGTGTTTGATGATATCCCTGTGTAAGATATTTCCTCAGATCCTATCTGTATAAAATTTGTTCCTGTGCTTGGAAACTGAGTAGCATCAGTTAATACGATTGTTGTTGTAGAAGAATTTATAGCTCCATTTAAAGTAGTGGTAACAGCTCCAACTTCTTCTCCACCCCACGATCCTAAACCATAACCAAATCCTTTTGCTTGCACTGCTGGACCAACAGTAAAATAATGTTGCACTCTAATGCCGCCTGAAGTAGTAGCACCACTTCCTGTTTCGTTTGAGGGCATTGTAATAGTAAGAGTGGTTGCTGAAGGGACAGACGTTACCATAAATTTTTTATCATCAAAATCAGATGCACCAAAATCAGAATTAGTTATAGAACTAAAATTATCTAAAAGAATAATATCATTCTCTAGTATTCCATGTGAACCTGAAAAAGTTATGGTAACAGTAGGTGATCCATTAGTCGTGGTAAAAGCACTTGTAAGTGTCGTTGTAGATTTAATTGGGTGTATATCATAAAAAACTCCTCCAGAGAATGCATATAGAATTCTATTTGTTCCTATGATTGCATATTTTCTACCTAAACTATTTACAAAATGATGTAGTCCTCTGGTAGCTCCTGTTAGTTTATCTGCCCCTAATTGTTTCCAACCACCTATTTTTTCTGGTATTCCGTATCTAAATCTAACATTATCGCAATCTACCCACTGACCCTCTGCTGTGGTTTCTGAGATTTGTTTATTAATACCTGGTTGGAATCCTATTTTTTGTAACATAAGACGTCAATATATACCATTTCTTTTACTCCGTATAGATACAAAAATCTAGTATTCTAGGAGTTTAATTATTCAATTTTCTGAGTTTTAATTTCCATGTCTTCTTTTGTTTCTAGATTTTTTATGTCCTCACTAAATTTTAGATTCCAGTCGGCAACCATTTTAACTAAATTATTTCCAAAATGTCTTAAAAATTCATCTGTCAAATGTATTTTATTTTGTTCATTAATTATTTTACTTTCTGATTTAGAAAAAATAATATCACAAGATCCATCTTTATATTGTTTAAATTTCATTATCTACTCCTTGGCATACCATATAATGGTCTTTTATCCTTAACGTGTTCTTTATGTTTACCCTCCTTTTTAACGTAATGCAAAAAAACTTGAGACTGTCTATCTCCTTTAAATTCTTCTCTCCAGTGTTTTACCTCCATACCTAAATATATTGCTGCATCACCTATTTCTAAATCTAAAGGTTTTCCATCCATAAAAATAGGCCACGATGTTCCATCTGAATCTATTACAACAGTAGCACTAACTTCACATGATGGACGATCCTGATGTTTTTTTAAATCTGCAAATAAAGTGTACATTCTCCAAAACGCGTATGTTGGTAGTAATTTAAGATTTGATTCTTTTTCTATTAAATTTCTTTTATTTATTAAAAGAGATTCCATTAAGGGGTCTCCATAAAAACAAGTGTCCATAATATCAGATTGTGCATTTTCAAAATTAGAAACGTTTAATCTATGTTTGATTACGCAATAATCTTTTAACAACAAAGTTTCTTCTTTTGTTAAAAAATTCTTTATTACTTTATATTTAAAATCTTTACCTAAAGTGCCCATGAGACTATTGAATACCTCGTTCCTTTTGTAACTGGTTTTACAGTATGTAAATACATAAAATTACTTGGCCAAACTATTATTCTATTTGGCACAACATCCATAACTTTTTCCTTATCTCCAAACTTAAAACATAAATTTCCTCCCTCATAATCATTATTTAAAATGTATATTGCACTTAAAGTTCTACATATTTGTGTGCAATGATCTACATGCCATTCGTAAAAACCTCCTTTTTCATACTTTAAAATCTGTATGTCCTGTATTGCAACATGACTTTGTGGTGAAAATTTATGTAAATATTTAGAATAACATTCGTTAAAACGATTTGTAAGAAGATTTGTCCAATGAACTTCGGTCATCGAAGGGACTATATTTAGTAAAGGCTTTATGTAAGTTTTCCTTACATTAAAATTTACCGTTTCAAAACTTTCACTACCTGGTTCTTGTAGTATTGATGCTTTTTCAAAATCAACAACATTACAATATCTAATTAAATTACATAAAACTTTTTTAGGTAAGACATTATCATAAGTTTCTATAAAATTTTCTATATGCATTTTCTTTCTATAGAAAGAATTTATACACTAAAATTATTTATTGTAAATGATTAAAGTAATTCTAAAGGATGAAAAACGTTAACACCTTGTGCAATACCATGAGCTTCAATACTTATTGTTAAGGGTGTTCCATCTGACCAAGAAACAGTTTCTTGATCCCAAGTAGCACTGTCGCTAGGCTCTGTAATTAAAGAAGTGACATCTAACCCTTCCAACCAATTTATGTATGTGCTGACATCTGATGCCATAGGTTTAGAGGCATTCATGCCAGCTAACAACCATTTTTTTGCTACATCTATTCTAGAAGAAATTTCATTTCTTAATTCTAAATATTTGTGAAATTTAACAGTATGATCTAAATATTGAATTGTATCTCCATTTCTTTTTACAACTTCTTTAGTTCCATTTTTTATATTATTATATTCATCATCTGAAATGGTTACTAATTCATATTCACCTTCATTCCAATTTTTATTAGCATCATAGATAGCTTGACTAGCAGCCATTCTATATAAAGCATTTTCTTTATTATCTGAGTTTTTTACAAAAATTAATATAGCCATAAATATTACGATCCTGTGTTGTCAAATACTACGATAGCTCCACCACTTCCTGTTGATCCAGTAGACGCAGGAGGTCCTCCTGGAAAAGATCCAGAGCCACCACTTCCACCAGCTCCAAAATCTGATCCACTTATTAATGTTCTTATAGGAGGTGTTAAAGTTGCACCTGGTGCAGCGCCTGCTGTTCCTGTAGTCCCAGGGTTGGTTGGTCCTTGGCCACCGCCTCCGCCGCCTCCACCGGTTACCGTACCGATAGTTGCGAGTGTTGTAGCTCCACCAGAACTTCCTGATGATCCATTAGTTGCATTTCCTGGATTAGGTGATCCTGAACCACCGCCACCAATTGAATAAGGTTGTGAAAAAGGAGCTGATATTGGGGCTCCATAATAACCAAAACCACCTGCTCCGCCAGTTCCACCTGTTCTTCCTGGGTTACCAGAGTTTCCGCCGAAGCCTCCTCCGCCTCCGCCGCCTCCGCCAGCGTATAAGTAAGCTCCTATAAAAGAACCACTTGAGGTAAAAGTTCCCGAGGATGGACCCGTTGCAACAAGTTTAGGTGTAAACATCCCACCACCAGCTGTTCCTTCTGAAGCAGCGATAACTCTCCCATCACTATCAATAGTGACAGTAGCAACTGTAAATGTTCCTTTTGCTGATTTAATTATTCTTGGCATTTAATCTCCTAGTCCACCATCTCTACATAGGAAACATGAAAAGCTAAGTCATTGGCAGCACCAGCTGTTACAGCAATTATGTCTGTTTCGTCTAAGTAGATAGGTCTTGCGATTAAGTCTAATGTTGAATCTGCAGGCACAGAAATCGTGCTTGCTATTTTAAAATAAGTTGAACCATTGTCGTTACTAATTTCTACTGTTGCATCAACAGCACTAGTTCCATCAATGTTTGCTAATAATATTGTATCGATTCTCACTGCAGTTTCTGCAGGTACGTCAATCATAGTAGTTCTGTTTGTGTCAGATAAACTACCCATAGCATTTTTAGGTGTGATTGTTGCTATATTTACAAGATTCGGTGTTGCCATTTTTTATTCTCCTTTAATATTAATAACCGAAAACCATGGCAAAGACAAGTCCTTTTCCATCAGTTGTTATAGTTTGTGTTGAACTTGTTCCAGTGGCATTTGTCACTTTTGCTCTACCATCAGCGTTTGGAGCTATTGTTATGTCCCCGTTTGAACCATCAGTAAGTGTAATAGTTCCTGCGTTTGTTCCTGAATTTGTATCTAAGATAAGATTGTGAGCACCACTAGAAGTTATGGTTGCATCCGCAGCCCCTGTCCCTACTCTAGTTTCTCCAGAGCCTTTTGGTTTAATGTGTATATCAACATCAGTTTCTCCACTTGCTCCTAGAATTGGTGGATTACCTGTAGCAGCGTTGGTCACCTCTAACTCGTTTACTGCTGAAGCTGTTTTTTGAAAAATTATCTGTTCATTTCCATCATCATCTGCAATAAAATGAGCATCGTCTATTTTAATATTAAAACTATTAGTATCTAAATCACCACCTAATTGTGGAGAAGTATCATCAACTACATCTGCTATACCAGTTCCGATTGCAAGAGTTAGTATATTTGGATTTGTTGCATCAGGACTAGCTGACGCAAAAACTATTTTATCACCTTTGTCTGATGCTGCAAAAGTAAACGTAGATCCTGAACCAGTTGCATATTTAAATTGTACAGTATGAGAACCTGAAGTTGAATTTCTTAAAATATAAAAAGTTTGAACATCGTTTGGAATTGTAACAATCTGATTACCTGAGATTGTACCAGTGAATTCGATCATTCTGTGTGCAAGAGTTGCACCAGTTGCTCCATCAGAAACAGATAAAGCTGTTGTTTGTGCACCACCAGCTATTGATTGTTGTGTAAAACCACCTGCAATTTGTTCTACTAATTCTAAATTGGTATTAGTTTTTGTCCCCCATGTACCAGCGTTTTCACCAGTTGCTTGAAGTTCTATACCCAAAGGGCTGAATGTTGATGCCATATTTAATTTCTCCTATGCGACGTCACTATATGTTATATTTGTACCTGTTGCAACATCAGAATACGAAATATTTGAACCAGTGTCAACGTCTGAATATGCTTGAATTCCAAAGCCAGTTGCAGTTCCAAATGCAGCTACAGAAGCAGTTGCCTCTAATCCTGTTAATCCCATTACATCTGCAGGAACTAAAGAACCAACAGAGGCTGTTGCAGAAACTCCTGTTAATCCCATTACATCTGCAGGTGATATTGATCCTACTGATAAAGTTGCAGATTGACCTGTTGGGATTATAATAGGACTTGAATTAATCTCAACACTACCAATGGAAGCTGTAGCAGAAACTCCTGTTAATCCCATTACATCTGCAGGAGTTATTGATCCTACAGAGGCCGTTGCGGAAACTCCTGCTGGAGTTACGAGTGGACTACTATTAATTTCAGGAGAACCTACACTAGCTGTAGCAGAAACTCCTGTTATGCTAAAAGCAACACTACCTATTATTGTAGGAGATCCAACACTAGAAGTTGAAGATACACCTGTTAATCCCATCACATCTGCAGGACTAATTGATCCCACACCTGATGTTACTTGTGAGCCTAAAGCAAGAACTACAACTTTGTTAACAGAGTCTCCATAAGGTTCTTCGCCCCAACCATTTCTACCCCAACCTACAAGTGTTCCAACACTTGCTAATTCTCCTATTGCGGAAGTTACTGATAAACCTGATATACCAACTACATCAGCAGGTGTTACTGTTCCAACTGAAACTGTTGAGGAAACTCCTGTTGGCGTAACAATAGTTTGAGGAAACCCTGCTGCAGTTCCTTGCGAAGAAGTAATAGATAAACCTGTAGGCTCAACAGAAAACTCTACCCCCCAACCAGAGTTACCCCATTGTTGTCTACCCCAACCTTCAACGTTAAAAGATTGTGGTGTTCCTAATGCTGTTGCCGCTCCGGGTGAAGATAAAGAAACGGTAATAACATCATCTTGCCACTCGTTAGAGCCCCAAGTATTTGTGCCCCAGGTTGATGCCATAAGGAAGACCTCCTTATGCTAATCTTATGATTGCGTTT